TTTAAAAATAGATTCAGAACCTCATATTGAGTATGAGTTGAGAGACCACTTTACCTTTGAGGTAGAGGGTGCAAAGTTTATGCCACAATATCGTAATAGGAATTGGAATGGAGAGATCCACCTATTCGATATGAGAACGAAGAAGATATATGTAGGATTGTTAGATAAGGTTATTGCTTTCTGTGATAGACACGATTACACATATAAGTTTGCAGATAATGAATATTATGGTGCTCCCTTTGAAGTCAATGAGGAGATATCACAAGAGGGTGTAAAAGATTACATGCAATCTATTTGCAATCATCAACCCAGGAAGTACCAAATTGAGGGAGTATACGATGCCTTAAGACATAATAGAAAGCTATTGATATCACCCACTGCTTCAGGCAAATCTTTGATGATTTATTCTCTTGTAAGATATTATGTTGACAAAGGCCAAAAAATTCTTTTAGTTGTTCCCACGACATCTCTCGTAGAACAGATGTATAAGGACTTCTTAGATTATGGTTGGGACGCTGATTCATATTGTCACCGTATATACGCAGGAAAAGATAAAACCAACGAGTTCCCCGTTACTATAACTACATGGCAATCTGTCTATAAACTAGAAAGATCCTTTTTTGAAGACTATAACGTGGTAATTGGTGATGAGGCTCACTTGTTTAAGAGTAAGTCCTTAATATCTATAATGACAAAATTACACCATGCCAAGTATAGATTTGGATTCACGGGAACACTTGATGGCACACAGACCCATAAATGGGTGTTAGAGGGTCTATTTGGTCCTGCATACAAAGTGACTAGAACAGATGAATTAATGAAACAAGGTCATTTATCTAGATTAGATATACAGTGTCTTGTACTAAAACACCCTCCCCAAAAGTTCGATACCTACAATGATGAAATAGAATATCTAATATCACACGAACAACGAAACACTTTCATCAAAAATCTCGCACTTGATCTAAAAGGTAATAGTCTTGTACTGTTCTCACGAGTTGAAGCACATGGTCAGGTTCTTTACGAAATGATAAATAATAATACAAAAGATAACCGAAAGGTATTTTTTGTACATGGTGGAGTAGATGCTGAAGAAAGAGAATTAGTAAGAGAAATTACTGAACAAGAAAACAACGCTATCATTGTTGCTTCTTATGGAACTTTTTCTACTGGTATCAATATTAAAAATCTCCATAACGTTATCTTTGCCTCACCGTCAAAATCAAGAATTAGAAATCTTCAAAGTATTGGAAGAGTTCTTAGAAAAGGAGTAAATAAAGTAAAGGCAATCTTATATGACATAGCAGATGATTGTACTTTAAATTCAAGAAGAAATTACACACTAAATCATTTTATAGAAAGGATAAAAATTTACAATGAAGAAAATTTTAATTATGAAATAATCACTATACAATTAAAAAAATGATCGAGGAAGATTTTTACGCTACCTTAAAACTTAATTCTGGTGAAGAAATTTTCGCCAAAGTCGCTGCGTCCGAGGAAGAAAATAGAACTATGCTTATCCTTCATAGTCCTATTAAGATATCTGAAATCAAAGGAAAGGATGGTATCGTAGGATATAAGGTAGAACCTTGGTTAAAAACAACTAGAGAAGATATGTTTATAATGAATTTAGATCATGTCATCACTTTATCAGAATCAAATGATATAGAAATGATTGCAATGTACCAAAGATTCCTTCGAGATGCTGAAAGAGATAATAACAATCAAGCAAAGATGAGTAGAAAGATGGGATATCTAGGTAATATACATGATACAAAATTACTTTTAGAAAAGATATTTAAGAATCCATCTAATAATAATAGCTAAAGCGTTCCCTTCAACCCTGACAGAGTTATTCTATTGGTATAATTATAACTTGTCAAGTCTTGATTTAAATGTTATACTATCTACATAGTAGTGACAAAGACCTATGGCAATAATCAGACCTATGGCAAAAAGAAAAAGGTCAGAGCATTATGTGAATAACAAGGAATTTCTTGCTGCTCTAATTAAGTATCGTGAGGATGTTGAGATCGCACGACTGCAAGATAAACCCAAACCTGTCATTCCAAGGTACATAGGTGAGTGTTTCTTAAAGATTGCAAATCATTTATCATTTAAACCAAACTTTGTTAATTACATGTTCAAGGAGGATATGATTTCTGATGGAATAGAGAATTGTGTCCAATACATTCATAACTTTGATCCTGCAAAATCCAAGAATCCCTTCGCTTATTTTACACAGATAATACATTATGCATTTCTCCGTAGAATACAAAGAGAGAAACGCCAACTAGAAATTAAAAATAAGATACTTGAGAAGTCAGGATATAATGAAGTCTTTGATGATAATAATAGGATTGACGGGGACAAGTATTCAGACTATAATCAAATCAAAGATGCTGTGCATGCCAAGTTGCGTAACTGATGAAGATTGCAATCATTACGGATCAGCACTTCGGGGCAAGAAAAAACTCTAAACTTTTTCACGATTACTTCCTGAAGTTTTATAATGATATCTTCTTTCCCACTTTAGAGAGGGAAGGTATCACTACGGTTATTGATATGGGAGATACTTTCGATATCCGTAAGAGTATTGATTTTGGTGCATTGACATGGGCAAAGGATAATTATTTTGATCGTTTGGAGAGCATGGGAATTACTCTTCATAGTATTGTAGGTAATCATACAGCATATTATAAGAATACAAACGATGTAAACGCAGTAGATTTGTTGTTGAGAGAGTATGATAATATAACAACTTACTCGGAAACAACTTCTATAGAGGTAGGTGGATGTAATATTCTTCTTGTTCCTTGGATCAATAAAGAAAATGAGGAGAAGAGTTTTCGATCTATTAATATGTCACAGGCATCTGTGTGTATGGGGCATCTTGAGTTAAATGGATTCAGGGCAACACCAGGTCACATGATGGAACATGGGATGGAATGGAGTATATTTAAGAAATTTGAAAAGACATTCTCTGGACATTACCATTGTCGTTCTAATCAAGAAAATATTTACTACTTGGGAAATCCCTATGAGATGTTTTGGAATGACGTGAATGATGAGAATAGAGGATTCCATATATTTGATACAGAAACACTAGAACATACACCAGTCAATAATCCATACAGACTTCATAAAATAATTTTCTATAATGATCAAGATTATCAGTTGTTTGACGCAAGACAATTAGAGAATAAGATTGTAAAGGTTGTTGTTCGTAATAAGTCAGATGGTAAGAAGTTTGAGAAATTTATTGATAAGTTGTATAGTGCAAATGTTGCAGAACTCAAAGTCGTAGAGAATTTTGGTTTACAAGAAGCGGAAGAGTTTGAAGCATTTGAATCTGAAGATACTCTTTCCATACTTAATCGGTATGTGCAAGAGTCAGAAGTGAATCTTGATAAATCTCGTATTCAGAAAATGATACAGGAAACTTATCAAGAGGCATGTGAGTTAGTTTAATGTTTATTCTAACTATTGAAGGTAAAGAAAGTGAAGGTGCATACTCCGTTGTAGATGAAGAGGGTGATCAAATTCTCTATCTATTTGAAGAAGAGGATGATGCTATCCGCTTTGCTATGATGTTGGAAGAGTCAGAACATCCTCCAATACATGTGCTTGAGGTAGAAGATCAGGTCATGCTTAAGACCTGTCAAATGCACAATTATAACTACACAGTTATAACCTCTGCTGATGTCGTAATCCCACCAGAAACTGGTAATGATCTTATTTGAAACAATTCGCTGGAAAAACTTTTTAAGTACTGGAAATCAATTTAGCGAAATAAAATTTAATCAACATGCTTCTACCCTGATTACTGGTAGTAATGGATCAGGTAAAAGCACTGTACTGGATGCACTTACCTTTGGTTTGTTTGGTAAACCGTTTCGTAAAATTAATAAGTCACAACTTATTAACAGTATGAATGAGAAGGATGCGAAAGTAGAGGTTGAGTTTAGTATTTCAAAAACAGACTGGAAAGTAGTTAGAGGTATAAAACCAAATGTATTTGAGATTCATCGTGACGGTAAGTGTTTAGATCAATTTGCTAATGCTAATGATCAGCAGAAGTGGTTTGAGCAAAATGTTCTTAAGATGAACTATAAGTCTTTTACCCAGATTGTTATATTGGGTTCAAGTACTTTTGTTCCTTTCATGCAATTGACTAGTTCTAATCGTAGAGAGGTGATTGAAGATCTATTAGATATTAAGATCTTCTCTAGTATGAATAATATTATTAAAGAAAAGATTCGTGGTATCAAGGATGAAGTAAATGTTCTTACTCTTAAGAAGGAATCTCTTAATGATAAAGTTGCCATGCAAGAGAAGTTTATTAGTGAGATAGAATCTCAAGGTAAGGGTAGAATAGAAGAAAACAAAGAAAAGATTACTGCTCTCTTTACAGAATCTGATGAATATGTGTCACAAAATGAACAATTAGAAAATAATGTATTTGATCTTACAAAACACCAAGAAGAAGTAACAGGAGCTACAGAAAAGTTACGAAAGTTAGGAAATCTTAAAGGTAAGATATCTCAAAAAGTATCGACCATTACTAAAGAGCATAAGTTTTTCACAGAAAATACGGTTTGTCCTACATGCACTCAATCGATTGAAGAAGATTTTAGGATAAATAAAATTGCCGATGCTCAAACTAAAGCCAAAGAGTTGCAATCTGGTTATCAAGAACTAGAAGAAGCAATTAAAAATGAAGAAGAGCGAGAGCATCAATTCACAAAACTATCGAAGGAGATTACTCAACTAACGCATGGCATTTCTAAAAACAATACTAGGATTTCTGGGTGTCAACGACAAATCAGAGATCTGGAATCGGAAATACAAAAACTTACCGATCAACTTGCAGACAGAAATACTGAGCATGAGAAGTTAGCTACCTTTCAAGAAAGTTTAAGAACCACCTACGATGAGTTATCTTCAAGGAAAGATACAGTCAATTATAATAATTTTGTTTATGGATTACTCAAAGATGGTGGAGTTAAGACACATATAATCAAAAAGTATCTTCCATTGATCAATCAGCAGGTAAATAGATATCTGCAGATCATGGATTTCTATACCAATTTTACATTGGATGAGGAGTTTAATGAAACTATTCAGTCTCCTATCCATGAAGACTTTTCTTATGCTTCTTTTTCTGAAGGAGAGAAGATGAGAATTGACCTAGCACTCTTGTTTACATGGAGAGAAGTTGCTAGAATGAAGAACTCTGTCAATACCAATCTATTAATTTTGGATGAAATATTTGACAGTTCATTAGATGAGATGGGAACAGAATACTTTACCAAGATTATCCGTTTTGTGATTAAGGATGCAAATGTATTTGTCATCTCACATAAGACTGGTATGGAGGATAAGTTTGAGAACCATATCAAATTTGAAAAAGTTAAAGGATTTAGTAGGATAGAATCATGAAAGCATTAGTTACTGGGTATAAAGGATTTATTGGTAGTCATGTTTATAACCATTTAGTTGGACTTGGTTTTGATGTTACAGGTATAGATTTTCCAGTTGATATTGGTAACTTTTCAGAGTACAGTGATCTGTATAATCCAAAGTTTGATGTGGTAATTCACCTTGCTGCATTTGCTGCACTACGAGATAGTATAGAAAACCCTAATAAGTTTTGGGAAAATAATGTAGAGAAGTCTCAACCTATTTTTGATTACTGTAGAGAGAATAATGTCAGACTACTCTATGCTAGTTCTGCTGGTGCTCATGGGTGGTGGCAAAACCCTTATGCTATAACCAAGAAGGTAAATGAAGTTCAAGCACCTCCTGATAGCGTAGGAATGCGTTTCTTCAACGTCTGGGCAGAGGAAGGCAGTAGAAAGGATATGTTGTATAGAATGCTTCAAGAAGGCACTGCAAAGTATCTCACAAGGCACATGAGGGACTGGATACATGTGGATGATGTTGTAAGTGCCATTGGACATTTAATACCAAGTACCTATACTGGACACATTGATATAGGAACAGGTCAGGAAACTTCAGTTCTAGAACTAGCAGAAGCAATGGGTATGGGGCATTTGCCTATTAAAGAGGATACACCTGGTGAACCAGACACTTTATGTGCTGACACAAGAGAGTTGCGTAATTTAGGATGGTTCCCTACAATAAATATTATGGATCAATTCAAGGAAAATGAAAGTTCCTAACTGGCAGCATCATTCCAAGAAGGAAAAGAAACGCCATCTTAAACCACAAGCATTACGAAGTGCCAAAGCAAGAAGAAGACACTTGATAAAGTGTCTACAGACCTCCTCTCAAGGGAGGTTTTCGTGTATTATAGGTATATCGAACGAAAACAAAGATGCCAGTTCAGCAAGAAATCAAGTCACAACTAGCAAAGTTGCTTGCTACTGAAGATATAGTAGTAGAGCATAAGCATGTTGAGACAGCACAGTTCAATACCGATACTCGTGTATTGATCCTTCCTATCTGGGAGAAGGCAAGCAACTATGTATATGATATGCTTGTAGGACATGAGGTAGGACACGCACTCTTCACTCCTAATGTGGATCCTCCAAAGCACGTTCCTCATAGCTTCTTAAATGTATGTGAGGATGCGAGAATTGAGAAATTGATGAAGAGAAAGTATCTCGGTATTGCCAAATCCTTTTATAAAGGATATAATGAGATGCACCAAAATGATTTTTTTGAAGTAGAGAATGAAGATATTGATAATTTTAATCTTGCTGATCGTGCTAATCTACATTTCAAGATTGGTTCGTTCCTTCCTATATCTTTTTCAGATGCTGAAAAGGAGATTATCACTTTAATCCAAAATGCCGAGACCTTTACTGACACCATCGCAGCAGCAGAAGCGTTATATAATTTCTGCAAGCAGGAGCAAGAGGCACAGGAACAAGTTCGCCAAGAGACTGAAGGAATACAGTCAGAACTTTTTCCAGAATCCACTTCAGGTAGTGATTCAGATACTGGGGATAGTGACTTTGATAGCACTGGCGATACTGATTCTTCCCTTTCTGACTCTGATAGCGATGCTCCTTTGGAAGGTGGGATCAGTGATACTGATAGTGATACTTGGGGCAGCGATCCTAGCTCTAATTTAGATTCTCCTAATGTTGATGTTAGAACAGCATCTTCATTGGCAGATAAGTTGAAGGATCTTGTATCAGAACATTCAGCAGAGAATGTATATGTAGAGATTCCTAAAGTTAATCTTGATAGTATTATTGTATCTAATGAAACTATTCATAAGATAGTGGATGATCATTATTTTGCAGCAGAAGAAAAATACAATGATGCGTTAGCAGAAAGATATGGAGAATATGAGAATGTTCCTGAAGGATTAGAATATCTTTATCCTAAAACTACATTCGAGCACCCTGATAGAGAGTATGTCAAATTCAAGAAAGATGCTCAAAAGGAAGTGTCGTATCTTGTTAAAGAATTCGAGTGCAGAAAGTCTGCTAGTGCTTATGCTCGTGCTTCTATTTCTAGGACAGGGGTTCTAGATACAAGAAATCTTCATACATATAAGTTCAATGAAGATCTATTCAAAAAAGTAACTGTTCTTCCTGATGGTAAGAATCATGGTCTAATCTTTATACTAGATTGGTCTGGATCTATGTCACATGTTATTCAAGATACCTTGAAGCAACTTTACAATCTAATTTGGTTCTGTAAGAAAGTTCAGATTCCTTTTGATGTATATGCATTTACTAGTGAGTTCAGAAATAGAAATGATGAAACCTATCGTCAAAGTCATTATGATAAAATGATAAATGAAAAGGTTCAGCATTATGTTAGAGAGGAAGGTTTCCTTCATGTTGATAGTGATTTTAATTTGATGCACTTCTTTACTAGTGATTCAAATGCTAAAGAACTAGAAAAGCAGATGATCAATATATGGAGAACTGCTTACGCATTTTCAAATCGTACTATTTTTGATTATCCTAATCAATTAGTTCTTTCAGGAACACCATTGAATGAAACACTAGTTGCTCTTCATCAAATCATCCCACAATTTCAAGATAAAAATAATGTGGAGAAAGTTCAGTGTATTGTACTAACTGATGGTGAAGGTCATCAACTTCCTTTCAATACAATGGTTGAACGTCATTGGGAAGATGAACCATTTTTAGGTTGTAATCAGTGTCATGGTGATCGTTCTTTCTTGAGAGATCGTAAACTTGGTAAAACTTATAAAATTCCTAGTTCTTATAGAAAGTTCACTGATGCTCTTCTATACAATCTTCAAGACAGATTCCCTTCTACTAACTTTATTGGTATTCGTGTTCTTGAAGGTCGTGATGCAAGATGGTTTATTTCCGCATATCATTGGGACAATGAAAAGCAATTAAAAGATTGGAAGAAGAATAAAAGTTGCACTATTACCAATTCAGGTTATGATGCATACTTCGCCATCTCTTCTTCAGCACTTGCTCAAGATTCTGAATTTGATGTGGATGATGAAGCAACAAAAGCACAAATCAAAAGAGCATTTGTGAAGTCTCTTAAAACCAAGAAACTAAACAAAAAAGTTCTTGGTGAATTTATTGAACTAGTAGCATGAAGGAATTCAATTATGACCTCGATTACAAGACCCTTGACTTTTCAGTTAAGAAGAATCGCAAACTTTATCGCATTGGAAGGGGGGAACAAGGAGTGCTATTGGTACGCCCTTATACTAACCTTATTTGTGCTTATTGGAGATTCAAAACTCCTTACGAGGCAATAATATCTGCCAATAAAATACACGATATGTATCTTGAGTATGAAGTTAAGAAAGACTTTATAGGTATGGATATGTGTCGTAAGTTTCTTGAGATGGGATTTACTCGTGCCAGAAGGTATGCTAATCATAACTCTGGCAGGAAGTATGATAGTAAAGGTAATGTGCGTCCACAAGAACCTGATCATGCAACAAGTATCTATGCACAATCTGCAGGAATCTTTAAGAAAGTCAGAGATGTTGTCGCAAAGGGTGAAATCTATGTTAGTATGAGAAAGCAATGGAGGGCATCTGAATGAACATCTTTGTAACTCATCCTGATCCACATGTATCAGCAAAGGTATTACCTGATAAACATGTAGTAAAGATGCCATTGGAAACTTGTCAGATGCTTTCTATCGTTTTTTCTCATTGGTATTTTGATTGGGGTGATGATCTCGTCAAGAAGATAGATGGCACTCCATACAAAACTTCTAAAGGTGCATTCAGAAATCACCCATGCACTCAATGGGCAGGTTCTAGTATATACAATGCAGCATGGTTGATACAGCATGGATGTGCTTTATCTGATGAATACAATCATCGATACGGTAAAGTTCATGGATGTGCTAGTGCTTTATTTGAAGCAAAGAAAACTTTTCATAAATTTGCAAAAGAAGTGATTACATGTTATTGTATGGTGGAATCATTTACTCGTGCAATGCCAGATGAGTTTAAACATAACACAAGCATTGACACTATTACTGCTTACAAAAATTACATTAGGAGCAAACCTTGGGTTGCATCTAATTATCTACGTGACCCATCCAGAAAACCAGATTGGATTTGATTATGGCAATTAATGATGACATCAAAATTACTATCAACCTTAATGAGTTGGTAGAAGCAAGAGCAAAACTATTGACTCAATTTGAAGATTACTCAAAGGCAGTAGCAACTGGTGAGTATCTTGATGTTGAAGATCTAGATAGAATTGCACTCAAAGTAAGAGAAACTATGACTTGGGATACCCTCTGGTTTGCAGTGGATGGTGCTATCCTAGACTACATGGGTTTAAAAAATCCAAATACACCTAATTATGGTGAGACTGCTGGTGATGAACCTGCTCTAACCTATGAGAAAAACCGACAACAATTTAAAATGGTTAAATTGGAATCACCTTCATGGACAATTGAAGTGCCAGTGAGGAAAAAGAAATGAGTATCTATCCTTTTTATAGAGTCTTTGATGATAAGGGTGAACAGTATTGTGATTGTGGGTGGGAGAAACATGCACAAGAGAGAGTTCTTGCAAATAGAGGATTTTCTTATAGGAGAATAGATGCACCTAAACCAATTAATCCAGAGACAGTTGATGTTAGTGTAACTCCCACTGAAGAATTACCTGGTCAACAAGGATTACCAAAAGCAGTTGATAGACTTCCCTTTGAACCTGAACTAGATGAATTACCTGAAAGTGAATTTGTTCCCTTTGAATTATGACTAAAGAATACATTAAAGAAATTCCCAACTGGGAAAAGGACTATCTTAAAATTATGAAAGATAGTTTATCTAAAGATCAAATAGAACTTCTTAATGGTAGAAGTATTAAGGCATATGAAGGAATGGTTTATGGTCAGATGTATGCTGATTGGAAAAAAAGGAGGTGGGATGAGTGAAAATGAACAATGAAACAAAACTAGTATTTGCTCTAGAACACACTGCACATCTATCAGATTTGATAGAAGGTAATGAATACGAACACTATTTACGAGATGCTTTAAGCACTCTTGATTTTGAATTCCAAAGACAATTAAAACTAGAAAAAAATCGTAAAGCAAATATTAAATGATTAAATAATTATCATGAACCACTAACATGAACACCCCATATCCCAAACCAAGATGGGATCTAGAAAATGAAGTACTTCGACTGGAACAAATGATTGATCTCTATGAACAGGAAATTAAAGAACTATTAACCGAAAAAGAAGAATTGCTTGAGAAAGTTAGTACTCTTCAAAGAAAGTTAAAGTTTTATAAAACTATAGTAGAGGAGGAGGAAGAATGAGTGGAGATTGTAGAGAGCAACCTGTTATTTTTTATAGTAAAGAAATGACAGACACAAAAATTTCTCTTTTAGAACAACACGGAATTAGGTTAAGATTGCAAGAGAATAAATACTACTATAATAGTGTAGCTGATAATGAAGACTTTTAAAGAGTTTTTAGAAGAAAGTAGTTTAAGTAGAATCAAATCTAAATCTGATAAAGGTGGTATTGCTACAATGTCAGCATCCAGAGCAGATAAGTCTGCGAAGGAAAATCGTGCAAGAGCAAAACAATTAGATCGTGATATAAAAGGTAAGGGATTGCCTGGTGCTACGAAGGTAACTGGTTCTTATGTAGAGAAGGGTGATGATGGTAAGGAGAAGAGAGTAAAGGAAAGAAGTCACGTTGTCACTGCTGGTAAGAAAGGTAAAAGAGCATTCAAGAAAGCAGTTAAGTCACTAGGTAAGAAGTATGGGCAGGATTCAGTATTGACACAAACGAAAAAAACTGGTACACTATCAGCAACACGTAAAGGTGGTCTAGGTACAAAACCAAAGAATAAGAGACCTGTAGGATCAACTAAGAGAGTTGGTTTAGGTAAATTTAAACCTCAAGGTAAAAACCCAGAGGGTCAATCACAAATCAAAGGAAAGACTTTTACTTATGGATAAAAAACCTTATGATGATTCCAATTGGAGAGAGGAGTACAAAAGTTACACAAGTGACAAAAGACATCTTGAACTACTAGAGAATGGACCTAAAAGTTTATCTCAATCATGGGTGTTAGGTGCGTTGTACAATCAATGGAAGAAGATGAAGGGATATAATAAACTTGACCCTAAAGAAAATGAAGGTCAATTGCAATCTTCTATGGGCGAGTTCTTTAAGAAACAAAAGACAATTAAATAAGTGTCCACTAGGGGTCTATTCGACCCCTTTTTCATGTATGATACTTATATTGAAACGAACTACATTATGACTTTTGAGATTAAAATGACACAAGAAGAAATTATCGATGGTTTGAGAAGCACATATGGTAAAGAGTTCACTGCTGCTGATGTTCGTGGATTCTGTGCTGCTAATGATATTGCATATCAGACCGTTACTAAAAAGATCAAACAGTATTCTGTTGGTCGTGGCAAGTGGAATCTAGAAGTTACTACAAAAGCAGTAGAGAATATTGAGAAGTCATTCAGTGCTCCTGCTGTAGAACCAACAGTTGTGCAGGATTTGGTTCCTCAAAAGGATGATACATTTGTTAAGTTCGGTCCTTTTACTGATATCAAAAAAGTAATACAGTCAAAGCAATTCTATCCTACATTCATCACTGGTTTATCAGGTAATGGTAAGACCTTTGGTGTAGAGCAAGCATGTGCTCAATTAGGTAGAGAACTTATTCGTGTAAACATTACTATTGAAACTGATGAAGACGATCTTATTGGTGGGTTTAGGCTTGTGGATGGGGCAACAGTTTGGCATAACGGACCTGTCATTGAAGCACTTGAACGAGGAGCAGTCTTGTTACTCGATGAGATTGACTTG